GATTGACTCAAACATGTTTTATTTTCTGACTGTCGGGGAATTTTTACCCTTTTAGGACAATAAATTTTATTACTAAAAATTTTTGACTTGTTTTAATGAGTAAATATTTACTTAAATATAAAAATGGCACTAATAAATAAATCTGCATTCGCTCGAAGAATTGGAAAAGATTCTAGAATTGTAAGACGACTTGCAACTGAAAAAAGAATTAAAGAAAATGGCGATGGCATGATTGATACGGATCATCCACTAACCAAAAAATATTTAGAATCTATTGAAGAGACAAAAAAGAATACTAAGATTTTAGATATTGAAGAAAAAATTAATTCGTATGCCAGTCTTGAAGACCAAAAACTACAAGCTGAAATACAATTAAAACAAGAACAAGCTTTGGCAGTAAAAACAAAACGTGCTCAATTACTTGGAATATTAATTCCTCGTAGTACGGTAGATCAAAAACTTTCCAAACTAGCGGAACAAATTTCCGCAAATATTCTTACGATACCAAGAAAGGGAACATCTCAAAGCCTGGCAATTATCCAAGCAGAATTGGAAAAACAAAATATTGCATTCGACGTAAGACAAGTAAAGGTAAAACTCGAAACGGTTTGGAGAGAATTAGTATCCAAAGCATTAGAAAAAGCAAAGAACGGTGAAAGTGATGATTGAATTATCTGAAATTGTAGATCCGGATTGGATTTTAAAATCCGAAAAATCAATTTCAAACCGTATAACAAAATTCATTCCTACAAAAACCACATCGGTAAAACCTTCCGAATGGGCTGAAAATAAACGTAGTATGCCAGTGGGAACAACCGACATGCCAGGTCAATTTTCTTGGACACCTACTCCGTATTTCAAAGAAATTATAGATAATTTTTCCGAGTCATCGAACATAGAAAGTATTGCAATACTTAAAGGTGCCCAAATTGGTTACAATGTTGGATTGCTTGAAAATTTGATTGGATGGATTATTGATGAATCACCTGGTCCATCTATTTTTACATCGGGCGACCAAACCATGGCTGAAAATAATATGGAATTGAGAATTGATAAAATGATTCAATCGGCAAATATTAGTGACAAGATTTTTGCACAAGCTGACAATTTCCAAAATAAAAAAACAGGTAATACTAAATCTAAGAAAGAATTTCTTGGAGGTTTTCTTTTAGCAATCGGGCCAAACTCAGGATCCAAACTTAGAAACGTATCAATTAGATATGGATTGTTTGACGAAATAGATGCAAGTTTTGGAGAAATAAAAAAAGAAGGTGACTTTTTGGATATTATTGAAAGACGATTTGACGCATTCGAGGACACAAGAAAAAAAATCTATGGATCTACTCCGACCGAATTAGAATCATCAAGAATTTGGAGACTATACCAACTAGGGGACCAAAGAAAGTATCACGTGCCATGTAAAAAATGTAAAAAGCTACAAGTTTTAAGTTTTTATCCCGATGAAAATGGTCGAGGTGGAATACATTATGAAAAAAAAGATGGTAAGTTTATAAGGGAATCTGTTCATTATCGTTGTATTTTTTGTGATTCAAAATGGAAAAATTCAGATAAAACATTTTTTTTAGATCCTAAAAATGGTGCAAAATGGATACCAACTGCAAAAAGTCAAAAAGAAAATCACGTGTCATACTATTTACCGTCGTGGTATGCAGGTATCGGGCTAAGAACATGGGAATCAATTTGTGAAGAATGGATTTTGAGCGAAGGTAATTTTTCAAAGTTAAAAGTATTTCAGAATACAGTCATCGGTATGCCATGGGAAAATCGTAAAAATGCAATTGCCTACGAAAAAGTCATGCTCAGAAAAGGCGGATACGATTCCAGGCATTTACCGACCAATGTAAAACCATTATTGATTACTTGTGGGGTTGACATACAGGCGGATCGAATTGAATTGGAGGTAGTAGCTTGGCTCAGAAATTTTGAAAGTTATTCCATGGAATACAGGGTATTTTCAGGAGATACAAGTCAAATTGAAAACTCTCCATATTCAGATTTAACTGAATTTCTTTACTCGGATTACAATGGATCTATTATTGATTTATGTTTTATAGACTCAGGATATAGACAGGATATAATTTATCAATTTGTATCTCAGTTTGCAGGTGGTGTTTTTGCAATACAAGGAGATTCGGTATCTAGTAGAAAAGGAAAAGGGCCAGTTTTTCGAACATCTTTTTTGTCATCCTATGGAATTGAAAGAGTGGATTTATTCACCGACATTTTAAAACAAGAATTCTATGGCTATGTCCAAAAATCTTTGGGAGACGGTGGCGAAATACCAAGGGGATATTGTCATTTTCCTAGTGATTATACAGATAAAATTTTTAAAATGTATCTCAGTGAAAACAGAGTACCAGAAATAACCAAAGGCGGAACGACTGTTTATCGATGGAAAAAAATACATGAAAGAAACGAAGCTTTAGATTGTAGGGTGTATGCTATGGGTGCAGTTTATTACATAGCGTGGGCGTATGCTCAAAATAATGGATTGGAATACATCGAATGGAATGAATTTTGGAATAGTTTAGAGAATGGAGAGGTATAAAAAAATACTTGACAGAATAAAAAATACAATTAGAAAGTATTTCATGTCCATCGAATCGGAAAAACAAGCTCTAAGAAATCGTATTTCAGCAATAAATACTATATTGTCAGACGTAAATTATTTAAAAACCGAATCGTATACTTTGAACACTGGGCAAGGAAGTCAATCAGCGAAATACAGATCATTAAAAGATTTACGAATGGAATTGGATGAATTAGAGGCTGAATTAGCAAACTTGGAAGGAAATGGGCTGTTATCGGTGGATTTTGTAAGACAATATTAGTATGGGATTAATTGACAGATTCAAAAAATACATAAAAAAACAAGATTCCATTAACGGTATTATACCCTATGGCGGAGATCGTCCAAATTTAAAGGGTGTATCTCAGATAGGATATTTCCAAAATGGCTATGTTTACGGGTGGTTTGGACAAAAATATTCCGATGGATTGCCATTTACTACTACAATTTTTAAGAATTATAAAGAATTAAGAAACCAAGCTCGAAAATCTCATCTTGAATCTACCGAAACAAGATCCATTGTAGGACGTATTGCAGATTTAGCAATCCATACAGGACTAAGAATGCAATCGACTCCCGAATGGTATTTGATTGATCCGAATGATGAATTGACCAATGAAGACCGTAGAAAATTTACAAAAAACATAGAAGCTCGATGGAAATTGTATTTCGAATCCAAAGAATGTGATTCAACTGGACAATGGGCAGGCGGTCAAATTCAGCATTTTGTAAAAACTAGAATGATTGTTGACGGTGAAGTTTTAGCAGTCATACGAAAAGATGAATCGTCAAATCGTATGTCGCCAATTGCATTACAATTTTATAATGTCGACCAATTGGGATCGGCTTCGGATGATGATTTGTATTCCGTAACACAAAGAAAAAACTATTACAAAGATGGAATTGAATACGATAGCCAAGGAAAAACAGTAGCGTATTTCATTTCGGGCGTAAGGGTTCCAAAATATTCACCAAATGGCGATTTATGGGTAATACATTATTTTGAGCGTGAAGAACCCGGACAGATGCGAGGCATTTCGAGATTATCTCCGATATTACATGATCTTTCAAAATTAACAAGTTACAAAGTAGCTGAATTACAGGCGGCTGTTATGAATGCCAGTATCGCAGCGTGGGTTAAACCTGGTAACGCTCCAAGTTCCCGTCCATTGATGGGTATTGCAAGAAAAGCAGAATTTCAATCCATAGATTTAGCAGTAGATCAAACTATAAAACAAGCACAACTAACACAACCAGGTATTTTTGTTCAAAACTTAAAAGCCAACGAAGAATTAATTTCGTATGATACGAAAAGACCAAATGTAAATTTTGATTTGTTTGTAAAATCAATGATGAAATATCTTGGCGGATCTATGGGAATGCCAGTGGAAGTAATCGAATTAACATTCAACCAAAACTATTCCGCATCACGTGCAACTTTAATATTAGCATGGAGAATGCTAGAAATTGAAAGAGAAAAAGACAATAATGGTTTCAATCGACCATGGTTTGAATCGTGGTTTATGGAAGAAGTTCGCAAGGGAAACATAATTGCTAACGGCTTAGAATCTCCCGTAATACGAAATGCATGGATTAAAACTGACTGGGTAGGTATCGCAAAACCTGACATTGACCCAAATAAAACAGCAATGGCAAGAAAACAAAATATAGATTTAGGTCTTACAACTCATGAAAGGGAATCCTTGGATCATAATGGTACGGAATTTGATGAAAACATAGCTTTACTAGAAGACGAAAATATAAAACTAGCAAAGGTAAATATTCCAATAAATACCGACATACAAAATGCTGAAATACAATCTGATGGAAATATGGATAGTGCGACAACTGCAAACAATTAATTTTATTAGCAATATCACAGAAAAAAATATTGACAGTACTTCAAAAATAAACAAGATAAAAAAATATGGATATGTTTTTTCTTATGAATAGCCTAGAAGTTCAAAAATATAATAAAGATTTAGAGAATTTCAATAAAAATCAAGGGAATTTTAATCCCGAAAACAGAATATCCATGTCCGTATCTCAGATAGATTCTCCAAAAAAATTATATGAAGTAGATAAGGACGGCATAGCACACGCACAAATAAAAGGCGTATTATCTAATAAAGTTTCCATGTTTGATAAAATTTTTGGTTATGCCCCAACTTTGACATACCAAGAAATCGTTGACATGGCTGACCAAGTAGATTCCGATCCGAGAGTCAAAGAGTTAGTAATACATGCAGACTCCCCAGGTGGCTACTCGATGGGATCGGATGACGCAAGTGTAGCAATAAGTCTTATTAATAAACCAGTAACTACTATGATAGAAGGTCAATTGGCATCGGCTGCATATTACGTGACGGCTGGATCTGATAAAATAATAGCAACTAGCGAACAAAACCAAATTGGATCTATCGGAACAGTAGTAACTATTCCCATAGATGTCGAAACTGTCAAAATAAGTTCTTCCGATGCTCCATATAAATCCCCGGATATAATGACCCCAGAGGGAAAAGCAGTCATACAAAAACAACTCGACGAAATACAAAGTTTATTTGTAAGACGTGTGGCTGAGGGAAGAGGCGTATCAATTCAAAAAGTTCAATCCGATTACGGGCAAGGTGGGGTTTTTCTTGCAAGACAAGCTTTATCGGTTGGAATGATTGACGAAATACGAACACTAGAAGACAGAAAAAAACCAATACAAGTATCACAAGTGCAATCCATCCACTCTGCAAAAACAGAGAATAATTATGACAAGGGGAAGAAAATGGATTTAGAAAAATTAAAATCAGAGTACCCCGCAGTTTTTGCGGAGGTTTTACAGATTGGCGTAAGACAGGAAAGAGAAAGAGTGAATTCTTTAAAATCTTTTGCTGAAGCTGACAAAGAAAATCAAAAAGTAAAAGAAATCGTAGAAGAAGCAATACAAAACGGAAATTCTTTTGAATCAATTCAAGCTAAACTAATAGTAGCAATGCGAGATTACAAAGTGTCTAACAAAGCTCCTGAAATTCCTGTAAATCCTATTGATCCAATCGAAGGAAAACAAGAATCTAATTCAGAAGAAATTGACAAAGCATTTTCTAAAATGTTTTCGAGAGGTAAAAAATAATTATGGCAAATCCAGTAATAACAAATATTAATAACCGTGCAAATATCCTAGGGCCATTTACAAAGAAAATTGAAAAAACAATTTTGCAAGATGCAAGTGCTGTAATACCAAGCGGTGCAGTGATGGGCGTGGTTTCCGTTGGTGCAATTACGGCGGCGGCTAAATCAGGTGGTAATACAGGAAACGGAACATGTACTGTATTAACAGTTAAAGACGGTGCAAAAGCTGGGGTTTATACAGTAAGAATTGTAAGAGTAGCAACTCATATTTTTGATTTTGAAGTCAAAAATCCTAACGGAGATCAAATTGGATTTGGAACCGTAGAAGGTTCAGGTGCAACTTTTGTTTTTTCAAAAGAAATTCAATTTACAATGACAGACGGATCAACTGATTTTATAAAAGGCGATGGCTTTGATATTACAGTAGCGGCTGGATCTGGAAAACTAAAAAGATGTGATTCAACTGCAGTAGATGGTTCTCAATATCCTAAATATATATTGGTTGAAGCAACCGATGCAATAGCAGGCGATGTAATACGAGAAGTAGTTTATGATACAAACGTAAGAGAAGATTTCTTGGTATTCACAGGATCAGAAACTTTAGCTACTAACGTAGACGGAAATAATTTTAGGTATCACCTAGCTCAGATAGGCGGTGATTTTGGTGGGATAATGTGTATCTCAGGAACAAATTTAACAGCATACGATAATCAATAGGAGAATAATTAAATGTCAGACATATTTCAAAGAGCAATGCTTGAAGCTTACGAAGAAGGGGTTTCAAGCGATCCAGAACAATATTTTCTTTCTAATTTATTTAGAGAAGAAGTCATATCTCCCGTTGACGAAATTGAATTAGATGTTATACGTGGAAGTAGAAAAATCGCTGCGGATGTAACACGTGGCGGTGGCGTAGGAAATACAAACTACGTTCAGCAATACACAAACAAGTCATACAAAGTGCCATTGTATTGGGAACAAACTCCTATTACAGCGTCAATGCTTAATAAAAGAGTGCCTGGAATGGATGCTTTCCGTTCTCCAGCTATGAGCGAAGCTGCTAAAATTGGGTATCACGTAGGACGAGCTCAATCCGAACAAGTAAAGAAAATAAAAAGAGCGATTGAATTACAAGCTGCACAAGCTCTACAAACTGGAATTGTAACACTAAAAAACGCTGATAACATTGATTTTCATAAAGATGCAACTCTTAACAATGTTCCATCAACAAAATGGGACAACTCTGGAACTCCAATTGATGACATTGAAGCTTTAGCAGTAGAAATTTTTCAAAAAGGAAAAGTAAAACCAAACACTGCAATTTTCTCTCAAAATGCATGGGTAGCATTCAGAAAAAATGCAAATGTTCAATCCTTTTTTGATAAAAGATTTATCGAACCGGGACTATTAAGACCCGAAGAAACTGTCTTAGGTGCAACTCTTCAAGGTCGTATTGCAATCGGTGATTTTATGCTTAACCTTTATACCTATAATGGATTTTACGAAAATTCTAGTGGTACTAATGTGTCATACATGAATACAGAAACCGTAATTGTTATGAATTCACTTGCACAACTTGCAAAGGGATATGGTGCTACCGAAGTATTAGTAGAATCAAGAGAGGACTACAGAAATTTGGGTTTACCAGAATTGCCTGAATTTGTGGCTGGTGCTTATGTACCATTCTACTATACAATGGCTCCATCCACTATGTATGCAGGTGTGCAATCGGCTCCAATTGTAATACCAAAGGCAATTGATACAATCGGAACAATTACCGACTGTCTTACATAAGGTTTCGATATGAAATACATATTGAAAGGATGTTTTTCAGCGAGAGGTTTTGAAAGAATCAAAGACGGGGACGAAATCCCCGTTGGATGGTTTGACGAATTGACGATTGATAAAATGATTAAAAAAGGTACGATTGTAGTAATACAACCAGAGCAAGAAAAACAAGAAATTATTGAAGAAATTGAAACTGAAATGGAAATAGAATCCAAAGATGAAATTTTCGAGAACAAGAAAAAAGGAATAAGAAGAAAATAAATGCCAGGTGGAATACTTACATTAGCCGAAAGTGATCTTTCAGCTTCCTTAGAATCAGATTTCGGAAGGCTTGTAAGTATCACATTTCAATCAGGTGTTAAAAATGTTTATGGTCAGGTAAACAGGATTAACGCTTTGACCGATCCCCAAACAGGTTTGATGGTAAATATTCCTAGAATTTCAGTAACGGTTCGTATTTCAAGCTTACAAAATGAAAATTTAATTAACAATTTAGATGTATCGACAACAGATATTACAGGCGATACAATTACGGGAAAAGTAATAAATGTAAAACCAGATTTGACATTGGGATTTATAACTTTTGAAATAAGCGAAAAGAAAATTAATCAAACTAAGATAGACTTAAAGTATGCCGGCTCCTCAGTTTAATATTGGATCGTATCACTATTTTTATAAAATATTGATTGCTACTTTAAAGTCATACGCAACAGCACAAGGAATATTAGATCCTGAATTAGGGTTTAAAGTTTTTGAGTCATACAGAGATTTTGGAATACAAGATTTGCCATTAGTAAATATTTATCCTCCAAGTCTTAATAATATTGACGGTCGTAGTACGTCAAGAAATAGATGGGTTTATGCTTGTGAATTCGAATTGGACATTGTAACACAAGGTTACGAATACAAGGAAGGTGTTAGTATTTATTCTGCAGATCAAAGAGCGGTTGAAAGATTACTTGTTTTACAACAACAAGTTTTAAATGCTATTTATGCATTACAACAGGCCGACTTTGGTTTTGATGCTGGCGAAATCTCACGAAAAACTTTTCCAAGTATTCAATCATATAATCAAATGAACCAACAGCAAGAATCTATTTTAGTAGGAAGTAAAATGACTTTTTCAATGGAATTTGAATGGGTTCCGAGTGAAATACAAAGACCATTATTAACAGATATACAAATTACAGGCAATAAATTAGAATTAAATTATGATTTTACTTAGGAGTAATACAAAATGATAACTTTTGAAGGTGTTTCAAGCAATTCCAGGGCATCTGGCGTATTCGTTGAAGAAAAAAATGTCCAAAGAAGTTTTGGGAATTTAGTGGCTCCCCAAGTAATACTTATTCTAGGTCAATATAATTCAGGTAAAACACCAACCGACAACATACCTGTAAGAATTTACAATAAGGAAGAAGCTTGGGATAAATATGGACGAGGATCATTACTTGCAAGATTATCTGAAAAAGTTTTTTTAGGGAATCAAGGACAAACCGAAGTTTGGACTTGCCCTATAGCAGAAAATGCAGCTGGCGTAAAATCTGTTGCGGAAGTAGATATTTCGGGTACTGCAAGTGCAGTAGGCGTATTAAGTATCACAGTAGGCGATAGAATTATTAGTATCGCAGTGGCAAGTGGTTCTACGGCAACAGCTACGGCTACGGCTCTAGCGGCTGCAATAAATGCAGACTTAGATTGTATGTTTACGGCAACTTCTTCAACAGGAGATGTAACACTGACATGCAGACATAAAGGTTTATTTGGAAACGATTATCAAGTATTTTTAAATCCAAGATCAACCGATGCAACTCCAGCAGGTCTTACAATTTCCGTAACACAATCGGCAAGTGGTGCTACAAATCCACTAATTGCAACAGCTCTAGGAAACATGGGAGACAAGTTTTATACTGTTATTGTATCACCATTTAACGATGCTACAAACCTGACAAGCTTAGATACGGTCGGTATTGCAAGAATTGCCCCAAGTGTAAAACGTCCATTTATTTCTTTTGTTGGAATAAACAAAAATAAAGCGGATTATATAACAGCTCTTGGAAGTTTAAATAGTCAATTTATTTGCACAATACCAACTTTTGTAACACTATATACACCAAGTTTTGAATTAGCGGCTGAAATTTCTGGTAACTTTGCAAGAATTCAATTAGCTACTCCCAACAGACCAGTAAAAGAAATTGCTCTAAGTGGTGTATCATGCAAAGAAAATTTTGTTAATTTTACCTACTCCGAAAAAAATGATATTGTTTTAGCAGGTGGATCTACATTTAAAATTAGCCCAGAAAATCAATTAATCATAGGCGATTTAGTAACTACTAGAACAACTAACGCATCCGGTGGTTTGGAAGAAGATTGGAGATTTGCGGAAACAATTTCCAATTTGCAAACTAAAATTTATTCTTTGGATCAACTTTTTAATGGTTCAAAATATTTACAAGCAATAGTGGTTGACGATGATAGTATCACAAATCTATCGTATGTCGTAAGACCAAAATCTGTAAAACAAGATATTATTAAATTGATAGATGAACTATGGATGCCCTTAGCTCTCTCTAAGCAAAGAGAAGATATTGTAGAAAACTTAGTAACAGAAATTAATTCTGCAAATCCGACTAGAATAGATTGTTTCATACCTGACATTCTAGCGGCTGGATTACGAATTGTTGCAGTGAGATACGAATGGTCATACAGTGGAGGAAATAACTAATGGCGGCAAGAGGCGGAGACGTAAGACAATATTTAATTTCAGGTCGAGAATTTGACCCCGTTGGAGGATCATCCCCTACTATAATTTTAGCAGGTTATATAAATGAAAACCTTCCAACTGGAAACGGAAAAATTCATACTATGGCTAAAAGAAAATTGGGTGGATTTGACGGTGGTGTAATTTCTTTAGATGCAACCAGAAAGGATCAAGAATTTATTCAAAATCTTATAAATGGTCAAAATGCTTTCAATGTTTCCGTAACACTGGCAAGCGGTAAGACATATTCAGGATCTGGAAAAATTGAAGGTGATGCAAATTTTAATTCTAATGATGGTCAATTTGAATTTGCTTTTAGAAGTGAAAAATTTGAGCAAATATAAAATTTTATGAAACAAAAAATAAGCGAAGATATAGTAAGTATCACACTAGAAGACTTGGAAAATGAATTTGGTTCTATTCCAAGTCAAAACATAAAAGAAATTTTAAAAGACGTAATTGCATCGGGAAATTTGGTATATGATGAAAATAAATCCGAAGTGTACTACGAATTACAAAAACCGATAAAAAAAGAAAATGGAGAAATGTTTTCAAAGCTTAAATTTTACGAACCGACATTATCAGAAATGAAAGAAATTTCAAGGGGTTCAAAATTACAGGCAAACTCAAAAGGATTTATGGAGATTGATACAGATACCCAACGAAAATTAGCTATGAAAATGGTAACTGTTTTTAATGGAATACCTGATGGCTTGTTAGACAAAATAAAACGTAGAGACGTGGCAGTTATTGAGGCATTGTCCTATTTTTTCGCATAGAACCGATTCAAAATTATAGAAATAAAATATTATTGGTAGTGGATCGGTTCAAATGTGTAGGCGAAATACAAAAAATGAAATTATCAGATTTAGAATTTTGGTATCAAGGTGCAATTGATTTAATAGAGTCAGAAAAAAATTATATGAAAGAGGCGTAATACATGGCTAAACCAACACTAGCAACAGTTTTTACAGCCCAAGATTTCATGTCTCCCCAAATAAAAAAAATGCAAGATTCTGTATCTCGCATGTCTGACAAAATTCAGGAAGTTAATAAAAAGGCATCTGGATCTTTTTTAAATCTAAAAAACGCTGCTATTGTAACACTAGGTGTTATGACTATCAATAGAATCAAATCCTTTGCAGAAGAATTTGCCATTACAGGCGATGAAATAGCAAAAACATCTTCAAGGCTTGGCATGACAAGCGTAGAATTACAAAGACTAAGATATGCAATGGGACAACAGGGAGTATCATCCGAAACATTAACGCAATCTTTTGAAACATTAAATAAAAATTTAGGTTTATTGCAAACTGGACAGGGTGCTTTATTTTCTAAACTTAAAAAAAATAATCCAGAAATGCTTAAACAAATTCGTAATACAAAAAGTAATTCCGAGGCTTTTATGTTACTTATGGATGCCATGGACAAGACTTCGGACGCAACAGAAAAAGCGGCTCTATCTACGATTGCCTTTGGTGGTGCAGGTCAGATGATGATCTTGGCTTCCAAGGGTGGATCTAAAACTATAAATGATCTTGGCAATAAGATGGAAAAATTTGGCGTAATATCCAATGAAGACGCAATAAAAGCAGAGGCTTTAAACGATTCTATAGACAATTTAAACAAAGCTTTTGGTGGATTAGTTAATCAAGGATATGTACCTGTACTACAAAAAATGGAACCATTGATTACTAAAATGGCTGACTATATTTCAGAAAATAAAAAGTTTATTGCATTAGGAATAGAAAAAGCGTTAGATGTAATTTCAAAAGCATTTGATATTTTAAAAATTGGAATAGATACAGGTTTAATTCCTGTAATTATAGGAATGAAATTAGCTTTCGAGGCTGCTAAACTTGCAATAATTGCACAAACAGCGGTAACAACTGCCTATACTGTAATACAATCAATATTAGATGTTGGATTAATTGCAACTACTAAATTAATAATTGCTCAAAACGCTGCATGGCTTGCAAGCCCAATAGGATTAGTAATCGTATCGGTAGCGGCTCTATCATCGGTATTTTATTTGTTATACAAAAACATAGAAACAATTGACGGATGGATTTTGACTCTATGGACAAAATTTACAGAAATGAATATTGTTTTAAAAATTCTTATAGGTTATTTAGCAATAACAGGAATTGTCGCTTTGGTCGCATTCGCTCCAATAACTGCGACAGTTGTAGGGGTTATGATTGCAATTTATGCTTTGGTTAAAGCGTATCAATATTTAAAAAATAAAATATCAGGCGAACCAATAGAGACAGAAATCAAAGAACCAGAATTACCAACTTTACCCGGAATACAAAGACCCGAACCGATTCCAGGAATGGAGGCGATTGATAGAAAAAATTTACAAACCGCAAATAGCGGAATGCTTTTAAATCAAACTATAAATAGAAATAATAATTCAAATGTAACTGTAGATTTTAGAAACTTGCCACAAAATGCAAATATAACTCAAAAAGGATCGGCTCCAAATATTAACATCAATAGAGGCATGAATATAGATCCATTTATCTTATTTGGTGGCGGATTTAAATAATGTCATACATAGATAGAATAGAACGTCTTACATATCAATCTCCAAAAAGAAAAACTTTTGATTTGGAATTTGACGATCTTGCAAGAAACATACAAAGAAAAACGGCGATAAACGAATTTCCGTATCAAAATATAGCAAATGTTCAAGACTTAGGAATGGGAAATTTAAAAATTCCTATTAGATGTTATATTTCTGGGAATGATTATGATTTGGAAGCTGATAGATTTTTCAAAGCTTTAAATGAGCAAGGATCTGGAATTTTAGATCATCCAAGATGGGGTTCTATAGATGTAATACCTATAAACATAACACAATCAGAATCATTTATTGACGGTCTAGGTAGGGCAATATTCGAAATTGAATTTGTAGAATTTTTCCCAGATGCAAATAATTTTCCTGAAAAAATATATGCATTTTTTAAAAATTTATTTAAATTAATTACGGGAGTTATTGATTTTGTATTTCAATTAATAGATTCAATTATAACAATAGAAACTGATTTAAGACGTGTAGGAAGAACAGGAAAAAGAATTGTAGGATCGGCAATTTCAGAAACAAAAAGAATTGAAACAAGATTAAAAGGTGTATCTCAAAGATTAAAAGAGGACATGAGAAATAATTTTGTTAGTTCTACTTTTGATCCAACAGTTAGATTTTCCGTAGATGGAAGAGAAAAACAAGATACATTTAATAAAAATTTACGTGTATTTCAGGAATACATTGAAGACAATCCAAACATTGTAATTAGCGAAGCCGTAAAACAATTGAACAATTTAGCACGTTTACCACAGGGAGATAACATACCAGTATCACAAACTATTGCAAGTTATAATACTACAATAGATTACATAGATTCTAAATTTTCCGATACAAATATGAATGATTTTGAAGCTAATATTAACGGCTATAATGCAATTGCCTTTACATTAGCATTGTCCGAAAAATTAATAAACGCTAATTATGTAACAAGGAATGATTCAATACAGGCAATTGATGTATTGCAAGAAAGAAGGGAAAAACTAAAATTAATATACGATAAAGTAATACAAAAAAATGGAAATTTAGATTATGATATATTAGTTCAAACTTATAATACAATTTCTAATTCACAAAGACAAATTTTAAATCAATCCCTACAATTACCAACCGAAAAATCTATAATATTAGATAAAGATACATCTCCTATCGAATTTGTTTATAGCTTAACAAACGACATAGATAGATTGGATGAATTAATGTCTTACAATAATTTGCAAGGTAAAAATATATTAGTAATACCAAAGGGAACAAGCGTAAGGTATTATTGATGTCTTTTTATGTACCAGAATTTAAAATTGATTTAATTGAACCAAAATATGATGTATTAAATTTAAATACAAAGAAAAAATCTCCTTTAATTATTGAAATTAATGGTAAAGAATTTTCTGAATTTAATGCCTTAAGAGTGTCATACGCAATAGATTCAGGATGTGCGGCTTTTAGTTTTGATACAATTTTTAATCCATCTAAGGGATTAAGTAATCAAATTAAACCTTTTGGAAATGAAGAAATTATAATAAGATACAAAAATAAAAGAATATTTACTGGGATTTTAGAAAAAATTACAACAGGTTATTCCAATTCAGGAAGCAATATTAATATTCAAGGTAGATCAAAATCTGGAATTTTATTAGATACGCAAGTAAAAGGAAGTCAACTTGCAAATTCAACTATTGAAGGATTATCACAATATTTAAATTTTACAAATACTTTAGAAGAAACAAAAACTATATATCCCTTATTCGATTGGAATTCTGGGGATAATGCTTTTGATATTTTATCAAAATACGCAGCTCAAAAAGGTTTTTGGGCTGTTCCTAGGTTTGACGGATCACTTGAATTTATAAATTTTAATAAATTAACCGATCCTCAAATTAGCATTCAGGACGGAAAAGAAAATGTTTTGAGTATTACAGCTACATACGACATAACAAAAAGATTTTCTGAATATGTAGGATTTAAAAAAGGAATTGCACAAAAATCAATATTTGATAATACAATTAATAATAGAGGAAAAAAGTTTTTTAGAACAGACGATAACAATGGAGATTTAGGGAAAGTAGCTGAACTTGGAAGATCAAAATCAATATCTGAATCAATGACATTTTCCGTAATACTGTCAACTTGGGAATGGGGCGGAAAATTATTTCAACCAGGCATTTTGGTAAATGTAATCTCTCCATTAAATTTAATTTACAAAGAGTCTAAATTTTGTATCAAACAAGTAGATTTTACGTATGATATAAATTCAGGCTATATAATTGAATTACAATTATGTTTACCTTCCGTTTTTACATTACAAGATCCAGATTTAGAATTTTTCCAAACTTTTGAAGACTTAAACCTTAAAGACAAAAATTTATTAAAACAAATTTTAGGTATTCCAAATAATGAAATGTATAAAAGTTCTTTGGAGTATTTTAAGAAATTATGAATATAATCAAAAACATACTTGCTAGTTTTAAAAAATTTGCTAAAAATGATTATAATTCTCAGGTAGCAAAAACTTTAGAATATGAAGAAACTGTTAAGGAAGTGGAATTTTACCAAACACCTGGTATCGTATCAGGACTAACAAGCTCGGATGAAATTGCAGTCATACAATTAGAAGGTGGTGGCTATAAAATTGGTATTGCAAGTAACAATTATAAAATTAGTATCTCAGTAACACCGGGACAAACTAAAATATTTTCAACCGATTCAACTGGATTAATAAAAAAAGCTGAAATAATTTTAGATACAAACGGAAAAATTAAAATGTCAAATTCTACTCAATCAATAAAGGCAATAATAGATGAATTGATTGATGAATTAATTGATTTTAAAACTTTTGGAACACCTGCAAATCATATGACCGATCCGAGTACGGTAGTAAATTTAAATTTAATAAAAACTAAAATAGGACAATTGCTATACTAAAATGCCATTATCTAAATCAAGATTAAAGGGAACATTAAAAACCGAAATAATAGCTTTAAATACTTTGATGGCTGCATCGCCATTGTCTGACACAGATTATGCTGATAAATTAGCGGAATTAATAGCCAATAAAGTAATTGACGAAATCACAGGAAATGCTTTAATTCCTTCAGGTATTGCAGTTCAAGTAAACATACTAACCGGAACAGGATCTACTACAGGAACGGGAACAGTAACATAATGAGCGATTTGTATATAAAACCAACTGAATTTGGAGGCGAAGTAGAATACGACTCACGAAATGATTTTGTCTTAACGGATGGTTTATTTACAGCGTGCTACATAAGTTTATTCAGTGAACCATATTGGGGAAATTCTATCATACCAGCAGAGGCAAGACTTGTATCTCAATTATCTCAATTATTTGAACGACCAATTTCCTCTAGCACAAGAAACATTGCAATACGAACAACCGAAAACGCTTTAAATTGGCTGATAGAAAATGATATTGCTAGTGAAATACAGGTTGACTGCGAGATACAAAACGTATCAAGTATTTATATAGTAGTAAGAATTACAGAACCAAACGACAATATTCAAGAATTTGGATATAAATTAAATTGGCGTGGAAATTATATAGAATTGGAAAGGAGAAATAATCTTGGCTAGTATTCCAACAATCACAGAAATAAAAGAACAAATTCTTTCCGACATAGAAACGGCAACAGGTAAGACGGCTCCATTATTGCCAATTTCTGTTTGGAGTATAATTTCTACAGCCTTAGCAGGTGCTTTATATTTAATTTATAAATACATAGATTATACTAGAAGACAGATATTTGTATCTACGGCTGATTATGAAGGATTAATTTTAAAGGGTCAAGAATATGGTTTATTCCCTAACGTATCGCAAGAATGGAGAGGTACGGCAAGTATCACAGGCACAAACGGAACAAATATACCAATTGGAAAAATTTATACTAGGGGAAATTTTGCGTATCAAGTAACTGTTTTGGCTACAATTTCTAGTGGATCGGCAACTTTACAATTAGAAAGTCTTACAAGTGGATCAGAACCTAACTTAATAGCAACCGACATATTAACTGAATCAAATCCGACTGTAGGATTAAGTTCTACAATTACAATTGCAAGTATCACACAATCAGGAAGAGATGAAGAATCAATTGAAAATTTTAGAAATCGTATTTCAGTAAGACAAAAATTTCCTCCACAGGGTGGATCAGTAAACGATTACATTATATGGACATTGGAAGTGCCAGGTATTGCGGAGGCTTTTCCGTTTCTTGACTCACCAGGTATTATTTTTATATACCCATTGTTAGAAACATCTACACCTACAACAAGGATTCCAGATAATTCAAAATTGCAAGAAGTGGAAGACTATATAAATGATTATGAATTACGACCACTAAATTCAAATATCAATGTGGTAGCATTTACGGAAATAACTATAAATGTAGCTGTTTCAAATTTACAAGTAGATACACCTGCATTACGTGCTACAATACAAAGTGAAATTACAGATTACTTTTACCAGAGAAGACCATTATTATTTGCTAACGATCCTGAACCAAAAAATAATATATCCGTCTCGGAATGTATAACAATTGCAACTTTGGCAGGTGCGAAATCACTAGGAATTGTATTGACTTCAGCAGGTAAGACATTTCCATATTCTTTGGATGATGATGAATTAGCTAAACCGGGAACATTTACATGGTCTTGAATTTACTTAAAAGTTTATTTCCGAAAGGATCTCCATGGAATATTTTAGGGGAATTTGGAAAAGTTATAAACGGAATAAGTGAATCTATTAATAGAGTATATAATTATGCAATACTAACTTTAAATGAATCTGTAACTTTAACGACTACGGATTTATTACAAAATTATTTTGATGCCTTTGGTTTAGAAAATGATTTAAGTTTATCAATTTCAGAAAAAAGAAAATTATTGAATTCGTACTACATAGGGACAGGCGGACAATCTAAGATATATATACAAAATCAAATTCAAAAAGTTTTTCCAAATATAACACTAGAAGAATATAGTATTAATACAAGTTCAATGGTCGGTTTAGGTATGACAGGACAATTGCAAACTGAAAGCTATCCTGGATGGGTTCCGTTGGTTAATCAAGATGGAACATTTCCTATGTATCTATATAAAGTAATCGGAACCGTATCAAGTGTAAAACAATATTTAATTTTACAAGATTTACTAAAACGATATGCACCATTAACACACCAACCAATATTTATAGATATTGATTTTTTATATATAAGCGGAATGGTAGGTGTAGGACAAACAGGAATTATGGAAGTAGGAAGAGAAGGAGTATAACATGAGAAAAATAGACGGCCCCGGTAACGTATCAAACGCATTCGTAGATTATGATCCAGTCAATAACCCACAGGGAACAGTAGTAACGGCTGATTTTATGAATGATGTTCAAAATGAATTGATTGCAATACAAACCGATGCATCAATAGCAGAATCGGCTGGATCAAATGCTCAAATTTTAAAATTAATAAAATTCAATGCAATAAAATATTCTAAAAATATTGGTGAATTTTTTTATTTGGAAGATAATAAATCTCCATCGGCTTTTGCTATTAATACACCAGATAATTTTTTTCCAGCAATTAATTTAAGTAAAATTAATATTAATTCCGATATTTCTACAGCAAATTATCCATTGTTGGTTCCGTATCTAAGAGCATTAAAAGTAAAGTATTTAGATGGAACAAGTGGCGAAGTAAGTTCATGGACTGCAACAGTAGCAAGTTCTAGTATAACAATGCCAACTTCGACAAGCTCGGATGCAATACTATCAAGTTTAGCGGAAGACGTTTTAGTTCATGGTGGATATACTAATTTTAGAAGTATCACAGTAGCAGGGACTGAATTTCCTATTACTAATATTAATACATCTACTAGGGTTATTACAGTTACGGGAACTCCATCGGCTGGTAGTCAGACAGTAGAATTTTATAATTATCGTATAACAGGATCATCTACTACTGCAAGATTATTTGAAGTGAAAGGACGTGGATTTATTGCTCCAAATGATTCTAGCGGTAGGCATCAAAACGGTTTACGTGTAAGAGATAGATTTCAGGGTCACTATCATCAAGCGTATACTAATATGGGTGTATCGGCAGGTGGAGATACCAATGGAGTAGCAAACTCTAATAATAATAACAATTTAGCTGGAACGGATCACGTAAGACAAGCAATAACAGACGGGACAAACGGAACACCAAGAACAGGATTAACGACTCATGGTGCAGGCGTATCGGCTCATTTATATATTTGGGCAAGGTCATACATAGCATAAAAGGAAATAATATGAATAAATTAATACAATTAATTAATATTGACACGCAAGAAATAATTATAGAAGAAATTACAATTCCATCTAATTACGCTGAAAGATCATACATGTATTACTTGCAAATTGATTTATATAAATTGGATGGCATAAACTCGGAATACAAAGAATATGAATTAGACTCACAAGGAAATAAAATCATAATAGAAAATGATACAAGCTACATTTCAGCATAAAAGATATTTATTATTTCTTGAATCCATAAACAAGGAAGCCCATGCAGAATCTATAAGAAATATTTTAAATTTTCAGGCAAAGGGTTCCGAGAGATTAATTAAAAGGAATGTAAAAAAGAAATTTGTACTACGAACAAATTTTACGATTAATTCAATAAAACAAGATCGTCAACCAATTGGAAACAATACAAAAAAAATGTTTAGTAGGGTAGTAACTACTTCGCCATATTTACATAAACAAGAAGATGGTGCAACTGAAGACAGAAAAGCTATACCTACAATGTTTACTAGAAATAGTAATTTTAAGAAAACTGTAAGACGTATGTATAGACAGGATAAACTAGGGGACTTTGGTGCTAAATACTACGCAACAGGTGGAAGAGGTTTTTTTCTTGGTAAACCAAAAGGCTCTAATCGTTCTTATGGAATTTGGATGCGTCACAATAATAATAAACGTCTTACGAAAATTAAAAATGTATCTCGACAAGATATAAAAATTAAACCTACTAAATTTTTTGAAAGTGCTATTTTTGTATTTTCTAAACAAAGAAATATAGAAAAAGCCTTTTCGATTGATGCACAAAAAAGGCTAAAAGAAACTGCTAAAAAATTCTATACTTCCAATTAAAATAAAATTTGCTTTTTACTTTCAGATGTCTCCTCTATTATCTCAGCATCGACCAATTTATTTGTAGCATTTTCTATTTTTGCAACTGCTTTTTCTGAAATTGTTTTGGGTTGTAATACAGTCTCGGTTTCTTCAATATCTTCCATATCCGAACTCATTAACATAGCCAATCCCTCAGATTCTGAAAATGGCTTTTTCAATAATTGTTTTACAGCAATTTTTTCAAGCATATCATCTTCTGATTTTTTCCAGCTTGGTGAATTAAGATTAGAATAGTTATTTTTTATTTTTAATATTTTATCTATTCCAATATGGGGTATTTCGGTATGTCCATTCCTGTATTGCAATTTCATAAAATAACCTAGCAATTTACCCCTTTCAGAAAATGGACTATATATATGTTTGTATGATCCCTCTGACTGATTTATACTAAAATTATCATTTTCATGGACTTTGTATAATTCTGGAACATGGCTTAATACTCCATGTGGCCCATGAACACAAGAATGAGAATACCCATCTTTAGTAATATCCATTCTAAGAGATCCGGACATATTTATAAAATATACATGTGGTTTTACTCCACCGATTTGTAATCCAATTTGGGCGGCTTTTGAAAGCTTAAAAAAGAATTGGTTTTTTGCGTCTTGTGATCCAAGAATAAATTCCCTTAATTCTTTATTTTGCGATACTTCAAGAATTGCTCTTTTTGTCCATTGGTCAAAATTCTGTCTTACGGATTCAACTGCGACAGCTTTAATTTTATCCGATTTTTCTAATACCATTTGTTCTAATGTTTGTTTTTTTGGTTCTTCCATTTTTTTTATCTCCAATTATTTTAATTTTTTGTAGTAAAGTCTTCTAAATTTTGATACGTTTATTAGATTCTTTTCTTTTATTTGATTAAAAATCTCAGGATCTTTTTCTTGTAAAGTTTTAAGGCTTAAAGATTCCCTTTCAGATTCCGAACAGGTAACCAACACATCTCCGTTGGGTGTTTGCAATCTTGTATTATTTCCGATTAATAAACCGATAGAATTATCAATATCGTCAATTTCTTTTTCTTGTTCTTTTATCTTAGATTTTAAAATTTCCCTTCTCTCTAAAATGTCTGACAATTGTATTCTGTTATTTAATTTTTCATCCAATTTAATTATAGAAGCATTTTCTTGGATTACAGGAAACATTTTTACTATGTCAGACCATAATTCAACTTTGGGGGGTATTTTATTTTTTACGTTATACATAAAAATATCTGATAATTTACTTATACTATCTATCGTATTATTATCAATTTTTCCCATTCCGTATTCTCTGTAATCCGAGGTATCAATCAATGCAGAAACCCCAGCATTATGTATGCCATACAATTTCATTTGAAATTGAATTTGTAAATATACAGATAATGGAACACCTTCAAGTGTTCGTATCTCATTAGAATAACCAAATTCTCCAGACTCATCAATTTTACTTGCAAACAGTCTTAAAGACTTGGCTTCTTGAATTGAATAAGATTTGTCCGAATGCCTTACAACTAAATCAGCGTGTGCTACATAGTCATCTTGCTCGGCTACTGTATTGCTATGAAATTCAAATCCATCGGCTTTAAATTTGTTTTTACCCTGTAATCTTTTAATGATCCATTTATCGGCAATTTCCTTTGTAGTTAAATTTTCTATATACTTGTATAGTATATTAATTTCGTGCCTATGCCCCCAATAGGTGGCTTCGTTACCTTTAAAGCCATCGACTAAATTAAGTTTTTCTTGCCATAGGGAATATGTAGATTTTCCGTATTTCAAATTTAAACCTGCCAAGGTAGGAATATCGGATGATCCAAGTTTACCTTTTCTCTCTCCATGAAAATCGTCTATGTATTTCAATTTCATAAAACAATCTCATTAACGGTTCTTACGAATTCATTCCATAATTCCAATTTTATCGTAATACCATCTTTTGACGGAAACCATTCAGAATTGTCTTTTGTATACCATTTCCGTATACCTACAAATTCATGCCCTTTATACTCAGATTTCTCAATTCTGTATTCGTTGGTGTCGTTTATTTTTATTTTTTTCATTGTCATCTCCAATTAAATTAATTTGTATAAAAAATATATATTTATACCTACTGAAACAAAAAAATAAAATATTAATCTATTATTATAATTTTTTATAATATTAAATTGATTCATATACCATCCAATTATTTTTTGTTGATAATCTACAAAGGGAATTACCTTATCGTATCTCGATTCATCAAACATGTATTTCAGTGAATCAATAATTTCTTGTGTTTGTTCTATTCCTTCACGTTTACCAATAATTCCAAATAAACTATTATACTTTTCTTCCAATTTTATTCTCCCTAACTTTGTTCCAAACTATGTCTGTCCATCCGATTTTATATCCCAATGCTTCTCTCAATTTATCTAATTCAAATTTACCATTTTCTTTTTCGCTCAATTTGTAAGCAGTTGACCATAGTAATTTTTGTTTAAATTCGTTGGAATCCGATGATAATGCTTTTATTGCTATGTCAAATAAATCGCTTCCCAAATCAGGAAAATCAGCTTGTAATTTTCCTTGAATAATTTTTATATCAATAGTTTTTTTATCAATTTCTACTTTCGTAAAATCAAAATTACAATTTAAACATTTTGAAGGTTTTCCTTCCCATACGGAATAGCATTTTGGACATTCTGTAATACTTGGTCTATTTTTTTTTGAATCTCTTTTTATACTGTCTAAACTCCATTCTCTATTTTGCAATACATGACCATGTATCAAAGAATTTCCAGCATGATCTAAAATTATAGTTTTTTGTTTTCCTTCAAATGGTCTTAATGCTCTCCCTATTTGCTGTAAATATAAACTTAAAGATAATGTTTTTCGTAGTAAAATTGCCCCTGCTAAAACTGGAACATCTAAACCTTCTGAAATTACATCGCAAGATGTTAATACTTGCGTATCACCATTCGACAATCCATTTATGTATTTATCTCTAAGAGAATTATCCATATTTCCATAAACTGCATAAGATTTGTAACCAGCATCAGAAAAATTTTGTGCCATAAGTTTTGAATGTTCGACCGTAGGACAAAAACAAACTACTGGCAAACCGTCAAGATGCTCTTTATAATGACCAATAACATCACCAACAATTTTTTTTTGAGATACAAATTTTTCCTGTTCTTGCGTATCAAAATCCCCTTTTTTCATCTTATAACTATCAGGAATACCCGGAGGTTTGTAAATTATAGGGTAAGACAAAAAACCTTGTTTTATTGCTTCTTTGGTTTGAATGCCTACAATAATTTTATTAAAAATATTATTTTCTCCCAATCCTTTTCCGTCCATTCGTTCGGGTGTAGCTGTAAAACCAATTCTAGGAACATCGGAAAAATAGTTTAATATACTTTGCCAAGTGTTTCCGATGCTGTGATGACATTCGTCTATAATAATTAGATCAGGTTTATTAATTTTGTTAAGCCTATTGACTACGGTTCCGACCATAGCACATTGAACTAATTCCAATCCCATACTTATAAATTTGCTAGTTATTTGCCCGGCATTGATCCCGACGTTAAACAATTTTTCCATAGTCTGTCTATGTATCTCACGTCTATGCGTAAGGATCAAAACTCTTTTATTATTCTTTGCAGTAAGACTTGCAATATGAGAAAATATTATTGTTTTACCTGTCCCCGTAGGTAATACTACGCAAATCCTATTGTATTTCGGTAAATTGTTTCTAATTTCCTCTATGATTTCTATTTGATAATTTCTTAGCATTTTTTAAATTATACTCCCATACTCGGACAATTTTTAATATTTTTTGATTAAAATTTTACTACCATCAAATTTTGTTTCCCAAGCTTCTCCCCCTGAAATTCCAATAAACTGTAAAAAATTTAATTGCTCTTTGGATAATCTATCGTTTTTTGTTTTTATTTCGTTAGCCCAAAAAATAGCCAAAATTTTACCAAGATGCTCTTCTGTTATGCGTATCGGTAAAAATCCTATAAGATCACTTGCCCCAATAATCAAACCAGATTTTAACGGTCTTGGATTTCTAAGATGTAAAACATTATTATTTTTAGAAATAATCTCACCTTGCCAAGCTAAACCAGATTGATTTCTCCATAATCGTCCCCCTAGTTTAGTAGCCTGTAATCGGGCATAAGCCAAAATTTCTGATTCTGTCATTTTTTCGATTCCATTATTTTTTTTCGTTCTTGCATATCGTCATACAGATTAATAACGGATGTCTTACAATAATAACCATGAGCAAGTTTTTTAATTTTTCCACTTGATACCAATTCGTAAATTCTTGTAAAACTTAATCCAAGATAATCAGAGACTTCTTTTAGATTCATTACCTGTTATAATTTTTAGCATTTTATCAAAAATTATCTTATCAATAACTTTGTCATTATATAATCTAACAAGCTGAGATACATTTTTTTCTTGTATTTCAATTGATCCTTCTATACCAAATGTTTTTTTCGATGGTCTTAAAATCATATTTTCTCCCTTGATATACTAATTCCTTTTTCAATTCTCCATAGACATTCATTAGCAACTCTATTCAGGTCATACGTAGAATTATTTCGAGGCTGTCTATATATCCAAGATCCTATATCGGATTTTTTGCCCTTGTATAATTTTCTGCATTTATTTATTATTTCATCAAATTCTACTAAATAATCAGGTTTTTCATTCATATTTTATTTTCCCAATATTGTTCTGTTTTTTTTTCGTAATACTTTTCAAGTTCTTCCTCGGTCGGCTCTATATCTTCGATAAAATCATCTTCGTCATAATAAAAATCGTCCTCTGTCATTTTCTTAACCTGTCTATCATATTAATAAGATACCTTTGTTTATTAGCTTTTTCTTTTGCATATTCATACGTGCATGTAATTTCATAAATTTCTTTAAATTTTGTTTCGTATGTAAAATATTTTTTTTCCATTTTTATTTCCTTTTAATATTAGCATCGACCCAAATCTTCGGATACCATCGTTTTTTTATTGCTCCAACCTTAAAAGGTGCATCCATTTTTTTTAAAATATTATGAGCATGCGAAATAGTTCTTCCCATAATTTGTGCAACATCATCTAGGCTATAAGATGATTTTTTTACTTCGTCCGAAACGTCATTCGCTTTTGCGTATTTCTTCGCAATTGGATTGGAACGTATCGACAATCTGTAATTCAATTCGTTAGATAAATCCTCTATTTGTTTTTTGTTATACCAATATTTGTTATTCATATAAACTTCTTCAATTTTATTTTTTTTAAATATTACATGAATTGTTTTATGATTTTGAAAATAAGTCATAGCTTCTTTTCTTGTTATGTAGTTTTCAGGGTTTTCCATTTTCATTCCTTTTAAAATCTTTTTAGTATTCTATGATCTATTAAAATCATGCTATTTTTTCCATCTCAAACAATGTAGGTGCGGTTATGTTTTCAACTATTAATTTATTATAGAAAATTGAATCTTTGTAATACTCAATATTTAATTCTATTCCTAAACCTTTTCTGCCCATTAAAACAGATTTATACGTAGTACTCCCCAAACCATTAAAAGGATCTAAAACAATTTCATCTTTCATGGAATATCTATTTATTAATCTCTCTATAATGTCTAATTGTAAAGGGCAAATATGTTTTTCTTTTTTGTTGGATACTTGCCTAGCGTTTAAAGTGTTCATTCTATTAACATCCGTCCATACTAAATCATTATTAGAGTGAACTGGTAAAGTTTGATATGTAGATGATAATCTTTCTAAATTATCTAAATCTTTACATATTTCTAAATGTTCTTTATAGCTATAAATAGATTTTTTATTATGGATTTTCCATCTAGATACAATTTCCTTTACTGTATATTTTTTTAATTCTTCAAAGCTTAAAAGTCTATCTCCATTTGATCTGTAATACGCATGAGCATCCAATTGCCATTGTGCTTTAGAATATTCATCTTTTGTTTTATTTACAGGTGTATCACTATAAGAATTATCATTTGATGAAGGTGGTTTTCTAAAAATCAAAACATATTCAGGTAAACCTACACCCATTTTAGAACCATCTTTAGTTTGCTCTGTCCATCCAAGTCTATAAGTTTGATTATTCTCGGCAACAACATCCGTTGTAATAATAATTTTACCAATTAAAAAAAATCCATGTTTTTCAAAACTCATAACAGTTTGACCAGAGAAATCCGATATTGTTGTAAATGATGTTCCGTTTTGGTATGAATATTTTATTCGATCTTTAACGTGTATACATGCTATTCTACCAGGTTGTAATACTCTGTAAAGGTTAGGTATTAAATAATCCATCTGTTCAAAGAATTTACCGTTCCCATGGTTATGACCAAAATCATTGTAATTATCTGAATATTCATAATGATCCCCAAACGGAATTGAAGTTAAAATTAAATTTACAGAATCATTTTTAAATTCTTCCTTATCTTGCAATGCAATTACATTATCATTGTTATACAGACTTACCAATCCTTCCCCAAGTATAACTTTATTATTATTTTTAAAAATTTGTCTTTCCATTTGGCTTTTAATTATCTCCTTATTTAACCCATACTTTTTAACTAATTCAATCATTTGAAAATTTAGCTCTTTATGATTTTTCCATTTTTCTTTTAATGTTTTTATAATTTCGGTTTCCGCAACCGTATAAATAATATGAACATTTACTATTTTTTTTTGCCCAAATCGATATTGTCTATGTATAGCTTGAATAAAATCATTAAATTTATAATCTATACCACAAAATATCATATCACTCGAAGCATCTTGAAAGTTAGATCCTGACCCAGCTATTTCAGGTTTTGTTAGTAAATATTTATATTTACCTTCCGAAAATTCTATAATATTTCTTTCCTTTAAATCGTTTTTTTGACTACCATAAACAGAAACATAAGATTCACCTTTTAGAGTTTTTTCTAGTAAATATCTTTCGGCTTCTAAATTATGCCATAGTATCACATTTCCTTCTATATTTTTTGCGATCTCAATAGACTTTTCAATCCTGTCATATATAGAATCTCTTTTTTCTCTGGATACTTCTATAAGACCAGACTTAGTTATATTCTTTATTAAAATCCTTTCTCCAAATTTATCATACAATTCTTTTTTAGTATTTGTTGAAATTACATGCTCTATAATATTTAAATCAGGTAAATCGTATCCAGTAGAATCATAACCATAATCAGCAGGTGTATTTATAAACGCTGCCCACGTAGATACCCACTGCCAAAACTCTTCTTTTTTATTTTCATACAATTTTAAGTTTCCAGCTTTTTGAGAATCTCTTTTGAAGAATCTTGTCAAAGCGTGACCCCTTGAAATTACCCCTAAAAAATCGGCATAGTTTAAAATTTCTATGTAATCGTTAGGCGTAGGCGTAGCGGTCGCAACTATTCTGTATTGCAAATTCTTGAAATGATTTAAAACGTAATTTGTTGTTTCGGTTTGTAAATTTCTAATAATAGAAGCTTCATCCATTGATACTCCTATAAAACTATTTGCGTCAATGTTTCCCATTCTTACACGTTCATAATTTGTAATATAAATTTGAGGAGGTTTATTTTTATTAATAGAATCGGTTTCTTTTATATATTGTATTTCGATTCCAGTATTTAATTTTAAATTATCTCTTTTAAATTCTCCTGACACACCTAGAGGACATACAATTAAAAAACTTTTATTATAGGTTTTTATTAATTGTTTGGCTATTTCTAATTGCATAAACGTCTTACCTAATCCAAAACTTGCAAATATAGCCCGTCTCCCCCCTTCTATGCAAAAATTTACAATATCTTTTTGATGTGGATAAAGGTTTTCTGAATATTCTAAATTGTTTATTAAATCTTTACTCATTCCAAAACTTTCAGCGACTACAACTTTTTTCTTTAAAAACTCTTCATATTTCATTTTTATCTCCATGCTATTTTTATTTATTTTTATTCCTCATCAATATATTTTTTCTTAAATTTATTCCAATCAAACAATCTTACAGATTGCTTGTGTCCAGCTACTCTTCTCTGAACACAAGTTTTCTGTGTAGTGCAAAAATCATTTCGTTTAATTTGTGCATCGTAATTTTTTTCGAATGTGGTTCCATTTAGCATTTTTGTAATACTTGCATTTTTTTTGCAAATCATTACAATATTTTCTTTTTCGCTTAGTTTTATCCCGTTTCTTTCCAACTCTTTTCTTTCACTCGAATCATGCTCATAATTTGTAAGTATTTCGGAAACTGTAAGACGTTTTCCCAGTTCCATATTAATAGAATAACCTAAAATATTTTCGATAACAGAATCTTCATCTGGATTAAGTGTTTCTTTTTCCTCATTTAAATATGATTCCCATTTTTTAAAAAATTCAATTCCTTCTTTGCTATTTTGTATTTCATTGTCATTAGTAAGATGCCATATAGACGCTATTATTGGACTCCAATTGTCAGCTTCTCTTTGATTTCCTGTAATACTTAAAAAATATTCTGATAAAAATTGAATGTCTTTTGTAATTCGTTCAATCCGATTAAACATTCTTTTTCTAAATTTTTCAGGGTTTTTTAAGCAATTAATCCAGACTTTAGAATCCTTTTTTTTGTTTTTTGTAAATTCTGCTAGTTCTTCATTCGGAACGCTTTTTAACTCGGCTCTTAGTATTCTACTATCAATAGCATGGTCAATTTGTGGAGGTTGATCCGAGGAAAAACAAAACATTGACCGTACTACAAAAAGATCGACTCCCCCGTCCCTCGCTGTGACTGCTCTAATCGCTGAAATGTCACTACTTGCATCACGTGCTAAATTTAACTTTTCATAGATTTTATTTTCGTCGTTTTTAACAGTAATTTTCATTTCATCTAATATAATCGGTAAGGCTGTATTTCGTACCGACCGTCTTACAGCTGATTCGGTTGATCCTCCAGACCCTTTAAAAACAAAGCTACCTAATAGTCTTTCCATAAGATTTTCTAAAACGTAACTTTTGCCAGTTCCCTTTTTTCCCTCGATCCAAATATGAGGACGCCATGTTAATGCTCCAGCCATAGGGGCAATCAATGACCATCCAAGACATGCCAAACCTGATTTTTTAGAAACCCATTTTTGGGAATCAAACAAACCTTGTAATTGCAATCCATCGGCGTAATCTGATTCTTTTTCTCCGAGTTCATCGAATGTAATACTACTTGAAACATAAAAATATTTACTTTTAAATTCGTGATATTCCAATTTTTTACCATTCGGAAATTCTAAACAAGATCCAGTATTTAAAACAAATTTATCATCATCCCTCCAAACTCCCGTCCCTCTAATTTTTAAAGAATCAAACCTACCAATTTCTTGTGATTTGGTTTGAATCCAATCCTGTGCTTGTGTGACTTTTATGTTACCATGAGGCGAAACAAAATCACAGATTGACCAAAACGCTAACGGTGCAAGCTGTAAAATTTTGGAAGACGTAAATCCAGATCTTGCAATACTAACTACAATTCGTTCTTTTGTAAGTAAAAAATAATGTAAATCGTCCGAGTATCCAAGAAATCTAAAAAACTGTTCTTCCATATTTTTATTATTATTATTTATTATTTCTGTTTTACCTGTTGAAAATTCAGGTGTAGTATTTATAATTTCAAGTAAATCTAACTTCTCTTTTTCGGCGTCGACTATGTCCCAACCATCTTTTTTGTCAGACAATTTGTAAACATCCAAAACCTTACCATGACCCAAAATTCCCTTTATTCCGAGCATAGCTTTTATTCCAGGCTGTTCATGTTTTTCTAATTTTGGTTTCGTGTCACGATCGGGCCATAATATTACTTTTCTATTTTTTAAAGGTGACCAATCTGTCTTGTCATACGCTTGACTTCCTCCCAGCCACGACACAACTATATAGCCATTTACGTTAACGATTCCACAGGTTTCTCCTTCGACTACTAATACGGGTAAATCAGGGTTTTTGGGTAGTTCATCCAATCCAAAAATAGGAAAATTATCGCTATATGGTCGGCCCGATTCCCATTTATTTTTTTCGGAATAATAAAAAGGGATGGTTTGTTTAGTATTATTTTTTTCGAATCTAACGACTACAAATTCGGTTTTATTATTTCTCGAATAGGAAAAATAAGATTTAGGATCTCCAAATTCGTTTATAAAAAAATCACTGCTTACGTAGTTTTTAATCGTTTTTAATTTATCGTCCGGAATAGGAATTATTGCTTTGCCCTTTTCTATTTTTGGTTTTGATTTTTTTGGAGTGGTAGTCTGTATTTCATTGGCTATCAATTCAGCGGATTCTTTCAAAGATATATTCTTAGATCGAGATACCAAATCTATAAAATCTCCTCCCTCATTAGTAGCATGATCGTAATACATGCCATCTTTGGAGATATGGAATGAATTTGGTCTTGAATCCGATCTCAATGGGGATCTTATCCAATACTCTTTATTTTTCCATTTTCCACCTGGAAACAGCTTCTCTATCGAATAGGTATCAATCCTATCCTTGGCAATCTCGAAAATAGTTTTATCCATCTATCTTTTATTCGATAAATGTAATTTTAAAGCTTGTTCGGTAAAACTATAAATATTTATACCATTAGTATCGCAATATTCTTTTATTTTATCATGTAGATCATTATTTATTTTTATAGTTTTTTGTTTAGCCCATTGCGGATAGTAGTATTTCTTTTTATCAGTTTTCATTTATAAATTCCTTTTTTATTTTTTTTACAAATTTGCAGGTCAAGAAATTATGATCCGATGCAATAATTAATAGTAAGACAATTAATAAGTATTTAAAATAGTTATTCAAATTGGAACTCCCATAAGTTTTCTAAATTTCCAAGCCATTAAACCAATAAAAATAATACTCACTAGAATCAAAATCATCCAAAAAGTATTTTTAATATTTCGCCATGTTTGAATTTCCAGCTCTAAATTTTGTATGGTTTGTTTCAAGGAAAAATTCTCTTTTTCAAGAAAAATATTTTTATTAAAACATTCCTGATTATACAGAGCGGACTCTTCCAATGTTTTGATTATTTTCGATTTTGTCTTGTCCTGTATTTCAGGATTGGATTTTATCTCGTTTATGATTTCATCCATATTTGGAGGTTTTGAAATACTTGTTTGGATCGTGCTACATGATAGTAGTAGTATTATTGGTAGGTATCTTTTCATATTAATTCCTCTTTGGATATTTCTTATCATAATCAGGATCAATTTGTTCTATAATCCTATTTTCTTTTACGTTTTTTGTTATTGTAGTTTTTATCACTGTAATACCAAAAAAAATTGTAAGACTTATTAATATTGTTAAAATTGCCATTTCTTTAAAACTCATTTTATTCCCTTATTATTTTTACGTAATGCAAAATATTTTATATTGTTATGTCCACATACTTCACAAGGCACATCCGAGTAATAATCAAAAGATTTAAAATGTCTTTGATTATTAATTAGTAAATCTATTTTATTTATTTTATGGATCTCACCACAGCAATAATTTATTAGATTAGTTTTTCTTGTTTTTATTTTTATCATTCATTATCCCTTATGTAATATTCAAATCAATTCTAATTACTTCTTTTTTTGGTGTGGTTTCTATAATTTTATTTATTAGATCATGATCCCAATCTGTATGATATTTTAAATATTCTTTAAAATTTTCTATAGAATCAAATATTTTATCGTCATATTCAATATATAAACATTCTTTAATGTCTTCAATGTAGCACTCATTCCAGGTAAATTCTCCCTCAAAAACGTCTTCATTGCAAAAAAATACTATTTGCTTGTCTTTTGGGAATTCACTAAGTTTATTTATTAAATTTTGATTAGTCATGTTCTATTTTATCCCGTAAAGCTCTTAATTTAAAAATTAAATTTTCTATACTAATGTTATAATTAGAACTTAATTTATTCATACTATCTAATCTTATTCTAGTTACCATTATTCTTTTAGTTAAGTATAACATTTCTTCAAAACCTTCTTCTACTTGATTTAGCAATTCTTTTAATTCATCATCCATTCAATCCATATCTCCGTTATCTTTAAATTCCATGTCATAATATTTTGCTTTGACCGATCCAGTGTAGTATACAGATTCATAAACTGTATAAATATTACTAATACTTGATTGGTTATTTAGTGCATGGCATTTTTTAATAGCTTCGTCATACGTATCGTAAACACCAATTACATTACCAATTACATATGAATCAGATTCAATAATAGCCCATGATTTTTTAGGTGTGTGATACGTAACAGTTAATTTATTTGATTCAGTCATTTTCTAGTTTGTCCCTTAATGCTCTTGTATATAAAATCAAATTGTTACATCTATTATTAATTATATTCCTAGTCATATCAATTCCATTGTCTGTAATATTAAATTTAGCAACTTTGATTTCATCCCTTAATTGTTTAAGCCAATAATCTATTTCAGATATATAATCTATTTCATTCATAATCATACCCTATCCTTTCCAATATTAAGTATATAACCATATCATCGTCTTTAATTCCAAAACTATAAAATAATTTTTTAGCTTTTGCAGGTTCTAAACCAGTATCTAAATATAAATCTTTATCAAAAACATTAAAAAAATAATCAATATGCATATCTACTATTTTTGCTTCAAATTGATATTTGTGTTTTACTAATATTTTACAAATCTCACCATTAGTAAATTTTTTATCATATTTTCTTATCGTGGAAATGTATTTATTACTTAGTTTATTATTATAATTTTCGTCAAAATTAATTGTCATATGTCTAGCCTTCTTATAATAATTGCATACCGAATAAAAAAATAAACTTTACAATTAATTTGGTGACGTTCAGTGAATAGCAGGTTTTCAATGTTTTTAATTTGAATGAGGTATTTAAATATTATCATAATTTTAATCCTTTGTATTCCAATCTATTTTCTAAATCTCTAAGCAAATCCAAAAATAAAATTCCATGATAATGGTGTAATACATTTTCCTGAATTTGCATTACATCGTGAACTAAACTTAATCCTGCATTGGATAAACTAAAATTTACAAAATAACAGTTTTCCCCATCTTCGTCTTTGTATCGTTTTTCGATTGTTCCTTTTAAAAGCTTGCCCCCAAAAATCATAAATGCATTGTCATTTTTTTTAAATTTGTATTTCAAATTAATATCCCCAGGCATTTAGTGTATGGTTAAATTTTCCAGTCTGTCTTACAAGTTCCAACATCCGACTAGCTATCTCATTGATTTCTAATTGTGCATGTTCCGATTTTCTAAGTTTTAAAAAGTTTGCAAAGCTTCTCATATTGAACATTATATCACTTTGAATCTGGCTATTATAAGTCTTAAAATACCTTGCCGATTCTTTGGCTCTTTTACGTCCGAGTATAGGAGTTAAGTCTTCTAAGCATTTATGATACAATTCGTTTCCTATTGAACTAAACTCAAACAATGCCTTTCTCCATAGATATTCATAATCATTTGCCTGTGCCTGATAATTCAAATAATTAAAATTATAATGCTTTTCATTAATATCAATCCCTATCCAATCTTTAGGCAAATAAAACTTGTCTTCTTTTAACTCTTTGTATCTCGCTGACTCAGCATTTAAACTTGAAATACGATGTTTAAGAAGATGAATATGTGATGCAATGTCGCAATTGACTAGAAAATGTACTACACCTTTCTCGAATGGTGTTTCATGTCCATTATTCCATAGTTCGTTAATCAATTGATTAATTCTATTTTTCTTGTCTTTGGTCAATTCTCTCGACGTGCTTGTCCATGCACTGCAAGCTATGAGTTCATCGTCTCCATAGATTCCAATTAATTCGACTGAATTATTCATTTTCCATTCTCTCTAAATTTTCAATTTCCCTTCCGAGATACCAAATTGCTTTTTTTAGATCCTCGATTTTATCGGGTGTTTTTAAGCCTGCTCTCAATATGTATTTTACCACATTTCCCATGTTAAAATTTAATTCGTAATACTCTATAATTTTAATAGGTTCGTATGGGTTATCATTTCCGCCGTAGTATGCAGGTCTATTTTCCTTATCCATCTTTTAGCTCCGCATCCAAATCATCTTGAAATTCAAAAAAATCCTCATTCAATCCATTGTATTCGATGTATGACATGGCTTTAACTAATCTGTCAAATAGTACATCACTAGATTTTTTATTAATTCCTTTATTATAAAATTCCTTGTGTATCTCAATATAAATTTCTTTTTTTGTAGTTATTTTATCCATTTTTGACCCTCATAAAAATGGGGATTTCTCCCCATAAGATTTATTTTACCTTTTTGGATTTTCCAATTTTTGACTCGATTAGACTTCGAATAAAAACCGAAATACTTATGTTTTCTTTTTTGGATGCAATCGTAATCTGTCTTTTTTGTGATGCAGTCACTTTTACGACTATTTTATTGTCATACAATTCTACTGTTTTCATTTAATTAACCTTTTGTTATATTCTTCTTGTGCTAAATTTAATTTTTCAATTTCTTTATTATCAGTTACCTGTATAACAAAACCGTCATCGTTTTTAAACCAATTAAAATTTTGTTTTATATAAGATGATTTAGAATTTACTTCAAACTCTAAAAGATGATTTAACTTTTTAAACTTCATATTTTATTCTCCAATAAAATTTTTATTTTGATTATATTTATAATCCAGTATAATACCAACATGTTCTAGCCACGTTAGTTTTAATTGTTTTTCCTTGTGAGTCTGCATTCCGAAAAATTCTTTCCAATACAAATTTTTCCGAGTATTCGACGTTAGATCCATCGCTTGTAAATCCTTCGCCATTGTATGCCAAAGTTTTTTCCGAGCATTTACCGTATGAGTCATGCCATTTATTATTTCCGATGTATAAAATTATATGTCCAGATCCAGTTATCATGCTACCGACTTCGACAGGACTATGTTTTTCTTTAGCAATATTTTTTACCTGGATCCAATTAAAAATTCCAGATACAAGTTTTTGAGGCAATTTTAGAGATTTTAATTTTTGATTTATAGCTTCGGCATGATTGCTAGAATTATATCTACGGGATTCAATTTCTTTTTCGGATCTCCCTACCAGGGTTAGGTGTTCGATTTCGGTATAATTTGATAATTCTGCAATATTTAATTTGTCACCTAACCAGTTTGTCAGCATTGTAAATGTGGCGACCATGCACTGATTGTTCGGATCAGGTTTATTGGTAAACGGGTTTTTGTTGTCTCTTTGCGTCAGGTATCGAGGTGTGGGTATGATTTCCATTAAAATTTATGTCCCATAAAATAAAAGGTGGTTGTATGGGCAACCACCAAAAACAGGATTATGTCAGATATTTTTTTTGTCAACTGTTTAATTAAAATCTAAAATACTCATCAAAAATTTTATTTAAAGTTTTTTCCAGTTTTATTAATAATTTTCATTTTATTCTCCTGTAAATACAGATTGCCAATCTGATTTTAATTGTTTTCTGTTGTGTTTGTAATAGTTTATAGCATCTTTAATATCCCAAAAACCAATTTGAAAATCTGTATTGAATAAAGTACATTTTGTATCCTCATCAAATCCATTGCAATTTGCTAAGTTTTCTACAAATATTTTTAAGTTTAAATTTTTAAAATTTCCTGTTTTTATTTTATTTTGCATTGTAATCTCCATTTTATCTGTAAGTTATAACCCATGATTTTTTTTTTTGAATTGCTATTAAATCGTAATCAATTACAACAAATTTATTTCCAAAATATGATCCTGCATAAATCATATTTTCTATTTTTATTTTATTAAGTGTTTTTCCAGTTTTATTAATAATTTTCATTTTATTATGCTCTCTTCTCGATTAATTGTAAAACATTATAATACAATTCCTGTAATGTCCAAGCATCTATACTGTTTGGTTGATTCCAAAATGCGTTATTGTCTAATACTGAGTAACTATAAGCTCGTTTTTTAGAGCACGTTATTCCCCATTCCGACGGATGGGCAATTGCTATTGTAATTCCCTCTTTTTTTGCGATTTTTGCAATTTTTTTTACTGTTAAATTTTTCATGGTTTTTGATCTCCCTTGCTTCTAGCGATCCCGAAGGATTTCGGGGGGTAGCAAGCCCCCCATCATCAGGCTAGTTGTTGTGAATAACCCAAACATCGCACAATTTCGATTGTGCAATTATGTTAACTATACCAATAGACAATTCCAATTTTATTGCATGCAATGTATAATTTTGGAAAGCATTTCTGCTTAAAATATCTTTGAGGATAACTGCTTTGTCCTCTCCCGTAAATTTGAATGATGATTTGTTTATTAATTTCATGGTTTTTGATCTCCTTTGATCTATTAATACTATCGTTTATTAATCCTAAAAAGTCAATCTTTTTTTACTAAAAAATACTAAAAATCACATTTTTTTTACTAAAATTCTAGTGGTTTATACACCTATTTTTAGTCAAATTCGACTATACATATGTATGTGTAATACGCAAAAAAGCCAATAAAAACAAGTTTATTATGTCGTATGATGTCCCTTTTTGTAGATAAAATTTTATAGTTAAGCAATTCCGAAAAAATCCGACATAATATTTATGGAGATAAAAACATGAAATCAAAATTTTTTGAATTTTTTAAAACTAAAAGGCTAAAACTTAGCCTAGTAATATTTTTCGGAACTATTGGAGTAGTATCCAATTATTCAGCTCTCAAATATTTTCTTGGTCAAACACGTATGGATTTTATTGGATCTGAATTCAGTCTTACAATCTATGCTATTGGTATCACTATGGCTCTCGATGTGAGTATTATTGTATTTCATCTTGCAAGGATCTATGGTTTAATGTTCGGATCTGCTTTACTTGCATTTATGATTTCGCTCGGTGCAAATACTACTACGTATTTTGCTTGTGCCGGATCTTGCAAAAATGCCCTGGATGATTTCGGAACGATAGTAATGTTTAGTCAATCGTTAGTTATGTCTGTATTACCAATTATTATAATAGTTTATTTAACGGAATTGGCTGTAAAACAATATGATTCTGAAATTGAGGAGGTTTATAAAAATTCTTGGCAGGATATTAAATTAGATTAATTATATAATTGCCCTGTAATACCTAGACTACATATCATAGTATTATAGGGTAATTTTTAAACATATCCCTTATCTTGTATTTCAGGATCCTCTACAAAAAAATTAGTCATGCCCTTTCCAATCGTCCCGATCAATATACAAACCAAAGCCAACCATTTTTCATCCATAACAACAGCGTATCCAGTCAAAAACTGCGACATACCTAGTAATGCATCACCAAGTTTTCTAAAATTCTTTGGTGTAGGCTTGTAATACCCATTTATATCAAATTTCATTTTATTTTACCTTAATCAGTAATTGTTTTACGTCTGCTTTTATTTCTCGAAGCTCATCTTTAATTTCTTGGACTATTCTTCTATCTTGTTGGGTTTCACTTTCTAACTTAACAATACGTATTTCATGGGTATAATATGCGACTGACAAGGAAACAATAAAGCTTCCGTATGTCAGAATATCTTTAAAATCAAATTTAAATTCCATATATGATAATTATTTATATCAGGTTTAAAAAAAATCCATTCTTTTTTAAGTGATTTTATACAAAAAAAAGAACAGATCAAAAACAAACAAAGGATTATTATTGGAGATAATAATTTAGTAATACATAACGTATCCCAGTAGTCAAGTTTTATTTCTGTCCCAGTTTTTGACGTTTTCGGATGTAAAACTATCCAAAAAACTAGACAAAATAAATCAATAAAATCAATGTTTTTTGTATCTCAAAAAATAACTAGACAGCAACTATCCATCAACTATCCAAAGAAAAATCCCATTTTTCCCTTATATTATATATATATTTTATAAAATATATATATATATATATAGTAAAAAACATGGATATAAATATATTCCTTTTTATATAAAAAAAAGTTAAAATCAAAATTTACGAAATACAATATATTAGTTATAACAGCTCGCAAGGTATTTTTCAACTAGCCAGCCTGTAAAACTGGGACAGCATCAATTTGAGTCAATAGAATCAATGGTAAAGGTGGCTAGTTTGCGTTAGACACCATGGATAGTAAAACTAGCCAACTAGCCACGGTATAAAAATACGCAATACAATTGATTTTAAGCCATTTCAAAGGCTTTGTAGGTCGGGCATAGTAAAGTAGTTTTAAACGTCTTACAAGGCAATCTGTGAGTCGTGAAGGGCAAAAAAATCAAAAGGTACTGTGCCAAATCTATAGCTAAATGGATTGACTCAAACA